CCGCCCGCCACCCACGCCATCTCGATAGCGTCGTTAAGGCCCTGCTCAGTGATCGCGCCCCCAGCCATGTTGACCTTGTTGGTCGCGATGGTGGCCAACACGCCGTCCATCTGGCCGGGAGTGGAAACACCGCGAGCAGCCTTCACGCCGTTCAGAATCGCGTACTCGATGTCCAGGCCGAGTTCCTTCAGCTTCACCTGAACCTGATAGTCGTATTCGTCATTCACGCCGGCGTTATCAACCACGCGCAGCGTGTCAGACACCTGCACGACTTTGCGAACGATCTGGCATTCGTTGTCCAGCCGGGTACGAACCTTGATCGTGTCGTTCGAGGCGTCAGAACCTTCGAGCACGGCGTTAATCGCGCTGGGCGGAGTCAGGGCGTCCTGCAGCCACTCATGCTTCGTCTGAGTGCAGGACCCCGACTTAAACGCCGACAGAAGCGGCGTCTCGTAGGGCGAAATCATCGTGATAACATCGCTCAGGTCCTCGCGGACCGCGACGGTGCCACCAGTAACGCCAAGAACATACGGAGCAGGAGCATCGCCAGCCATAACACATCCCCCTCAAACTGCGCCTAGCGTTGTCGCTGGGCGCGCTTCATGCGGATAACGTCCCGCCAATCGCCACTCTTCGCTGCGGCCTCGACGGCTTGTTCCATCGTAGGAGCAGCACCAGAAGTCTGACCACCAGACCTCTCACCAACCGCAGTGCGGTTGCCAGAAGCAATCGCCCGCAGACCACCAGCCGCCAGGGCACCATCAAAAGCCGCCGTCAGACGGAAGGCTTCAGCGACACTCAGGCCGGGAATCCGGCGCTGAATGCCACGCACTTCATCCAAATGCTTAATCCGGTCAAAAGCCGGCCCGAACTCCCGCTCGGCATCAGCCACCATTCGCTCGTAAACCTGCGAATAATACTGTTGCTGCAGCGGACCAACCGCAGTACCAATCTCACGCTTCATGTCGGCCATGAGCTTATCCAGATCGGATCGCCCAAGGCCGGCGGCCTGCGCCGCAGCAACGGCCGTATTAGCACCGGCGGCAGCCGTACCACCGTCAGCAAGAATCTGCTTCAGGCTCTTGCCAGATTCGCGCAACTTCACGAACTCGTTGAACTCGGGGTCGTTGCCCAGGTTGTCAAGAATCTGCCCGTACTCTTGAGCCTTCTTGTTCACTTCCTGGAAGCGCTCGTACGGAACATGAGCGCTCGCACCCGACCCCGCCGCAGCAGCACTCGCGGCAGCCGACCCAGCAGCCCCAGCAGCAGCCGCGCCAGCGGCGGCGGCGGCAGCAGCAGGACTACCAGCAGAACCAGCAGCGGGCGCAGCACCAGCAACCTTCACGTCTTCCACAAACGCCTCCTTTAACGTCTCGGGTTTAAGAGGACCGACGAGTCCTCGCGTTGCAATCGGTACGCTTAACGTCCGCCGACGAACAACCACCGACCACGAAAGTGGTACACCCCAGACAACATGTTACCACAAACAAAACGGGGCGCAACACCCCACTACGACTTCTGCGACACGATGTCAGCCAGTCGCTTTCGGGCCAGATAAGGCAGACCAAGAGTCCAGCGAATGCCATTAATCTGACCAGCAACCGAGGCCAGTTGCTCGATATTCTGAGCAGTCAGGGCCTGTTCCTTCAGATTGTTGATAAGGTCGGTCCCGGCTTTTTCGAGAACGGCAAAGCCAGGATGACCGACGACACTGGACAGATCGCCAATCTGAACCCGCTCGGCATCAGTCACCTCGGGCGCAACGCCCTCAGTAGCAGCGACTTCCTCTTGAGCCTGTTCAGCTTCATCAGACTCTTTGTAGACCTGCAACACACGATCACGACCAGCCTTGTTTTCCTCACTCATTAGCGGGGTGAACCTCCAAGAATCTGTCCATTCTCACGCGACGCAGCAACCGGCCCAGTATCGCTGGGACTGCGGGGGGTGCCACTATTTTGACCGCCACCCTGTTTCTGTGCGGCCTGTTGCGCTTCAACCTGCGCCAAAAGAGCCAGTGTGGCCTGCATGTGCTCTTGTACGCACTGCTTGGCAATCGGAGAACCTTGCTCTTGGAACTCAGGAGCCATCATCAGTTGCTGATGCACGGCCAAATGCGTATGGAAATCATCGTTCGGCTGCGGATCAAGGGCCACACCCTCGATAAACGCCATGTTCTCTTCGTTCGGGTCACGTCCAAGCGACGGCGCATTATCGGGAACCAGCGCCTCCACGTTCTCCTGCCCAATACCCCGCAAAACGCGCTTCAGGCACTCACCAACGTCAACCAAGCCAGGCTGCTGTTGAATATACGGGGCAGCGTCGCGCAGGAAGTTAATCAACTGCTGACCTTGCGACATTCGCGTCGCAATCTGGTCTTTACCAAGCAACTTGAAGTCATACGAACCGACAACATCGGCCGGATCAACCGTAAGCCAATCCATGCCACCCTTGCCAATCGCGCGCACAACCTGCGGCTCAGTGATGAATTGTTCATTCAACTGCCACGACATTTCAAGCAGCGGAATAAGAAATTCGTTCCAAATGTTATCGGCCACGTCGTTGATCGGAAGGCTGCCTTCGTCGATCATCGCCGAAACCGTCGTACCAGGAGTGCGGTTCACCGAACCCTGGCCAGTCATGATCTCGTTCAGGCCGGCAACTTCATCCATGTCATCGCGGGCGCGCTTTTCGCCCTCAAGGCCGGTATTCGTCACGTCCGGCATCGCCAAAGGCTTCACCTGGCTGATGTCAGTCGTTCGAATGTTCCGACCAGGATAAAGAGCCAGGTCTTGTTCCTTCAGACCGGACGAATCACTCGTTACCAGGACGGGATTCAAAGCAAACGTGCGTGCGTCCATCGTCTGATTACGCGTGTCATTCACTTCAAGCTGCAACTTTGCCAGCGGCTCAACCGCGCCGATCCCGTAAATTTCGCCATCAATTGAGTCCCAACGGGCCATCACATACGGCTTGCGGCCATGCCAGAAGGGGTTGCGCTGAACCCGCAACACCGACCGTTGCTCGCCGATTGCAATGACGCACTCGCACTCTTCCATCGCCGTCGTGCCGTCGGGCTTGGTGGAAGGAAGCGAGAATCGCCCCCAATACTCATGGATAGCGAACTTTTTGTGCGCCTTTTGAATCGAGCCGACAATGCCAAGGCCAGCCGTCGCCTCTCGCTCCATAATACGGCCGGTGTTAATCGAGCCGGCACCACGGCAGAAGTCGTCCACGTTCACGTAAATGCCAAGAGCCGCCATCGCGCGCAACTCGGCCTCAGTGCGCTCGACGCGCTCAATCACCGCGTCAAGTTCCTCAATCCGGTCGGCAGTCAGCGGATGAAGGTAGACGTTGAACAAATCGACGCCACGATAGGTCGGACCCTCAAAGACGGTCTCGACATCGTCAACAAACGATACCTGCGGAACGGTACGCGCGCCGCCGGCGGCGGGAAGCTGATTAACCACGCGACGCTTGACGTTCCGGGTCCACTTCTCCCACAGCAACTTGCCGACCATTGTGCCATAGAGGCCACAGGACTTCAGGCCGCGCTTAACAACGGGCTTAAACCCGCGACGGCGCTGTTGCGACAAAAGCAACGCCTCGCACGCCTCCACCCGATTTTTATCGGACGGATCGCGCGGTTGCATCGCAAACCAGTTATCCTCGCCAAAGAGACGCTGCGCCAAACGAGGAAGAACTTTACGAAGCGTCGAATACGTCTTGGGAACGAACAGGTTGGCGCGGCCCTTGTAACTCCGGTCAGTAGAAACGCTCCGATAAAGCCGGTAAAACCGTAACCAACGCCGTTCAAGGTTGGCGCGCTCGGCTTGAGCCGCCAGGAGCGTATCCTTCACGCGAGCCAGCGCCCGCTTGGCAATCTCAGGATCAGTAGCGTAATTCGGCGAATCAATGATCGGCACTTCGTACGAAACATCAATTCGCTGCGCGTCGCGCGGGTCCAATTGCTCCGATCCGCCGATAAGAGGCTGAACAGGAGCACCGGAAGGACCATCGGGCGCACCACCAGGACCAGCCAGGCCGCCGGGAGCGCCAGAACCGACCGCCCCGAAGCCACCAAACGTGTCGGGAGGCTGATAACCACCCTGCATCGCCATGAGCATCGCCAACTCTTCCATCGACGGAGGGGCCTGCATCGCCGGGCCGCCACCAAAAGACGGAGAATCGAAAGAAGAAGGCTGCGAAGGATCAACGGCACCACCAAGAGCGCCAGCGCCACCGGGCATCATGCCAGGGCCAGGGCGCATACCGGGGCCATTAAGAGTGCCGGTATAATCACCCATGCCGAGAGCGCCGCCCATCGGAGGCGTACCGTCCAAAGAGGGAGGGCCACCAGGCATACCGTCGGCGTGACGAGCAGAAACGGACTGCGAAGGATCGCGCGCAGGACGGTCAAACGGACGATTTTTACGACTCATAGAATTTCCTCAGGGAAGCGCATAGGGTATCACACAATATCAGATCGCGCAACACCCTCACCGCTCGCGGCCACAAAAGCGCGTGCCGCCATAAATCGCCTCGCCATCAATCACGCGAACGCGCTCCACGTGGTACTGGCGGCCGATAAACGTAAGGATCAGGAACGATTGGTGCCAGTCGGGCTTGGAAGTCCAGCGCGGGTCAGTAAGAGCGAGGCAGCCGGCCAAATGACATCCATGAAGTCCAGTCCCAGCGTGACGTACAACAAACTCCTCATCGCGGTGAACGTGAGCCGCGACGCAATCCGTACCATACCGCTCATACGTTCGCTTCGCGTTTGTGCGACTCGAAGTGGCAAACCAGCCATGCAGGAACCCCACGCCGTTGAACTTAAAGTCAAAAGGATGATAATTGAACCCGAGGCTGGCTACTCCAAACTTCGCCGCGAACGTATCAGCCCACAACAAAACACCGGGAGCGTTATCGCGATACCAACGGTAAACCCGATCCTCATGGTTGCCGGCCACCCACTCCAAATGAGACGCCCCAACTCGCCGAGACAGGTCAGCGACAGAATCGCGCACATACTCAATTTCCGACTCAGGATCACGTTCGAGCCTCCGTTTAGGCCACTCAAGCCAGGACGCTTTGTGACGAGACCAATGCCAGCAATCCGCCACGTCGCCAACCAGAACCAGGCGATCCGGTTTTACCGCTTCGGCCACCTGCGCCATACAATCGACAGCCCGACGATCCTCAAAAGGAAAGTGAATACAACCAGCCACCAGCGCCGTCTGAGTACGCATTTAACCCCCAGTGTTGTAACCCGTCACTAACGAGTAATCGTCAGTCTCGAATCCCGCCTTAGTCTGGCCAGGCAATTGAGCCAATCGCTCATAGCCGGTAATCTCATTGCGAACGATGACCAAATCGGGGATACGTTCGATCACCGGCATGGGAATATCGGCCTGAAGTGCACACGCAATTGCAGCAGACATCACGCCATCATCGTGCATCAGGTTCGGGGCAGACATTTCGCCGTCGGGCTTGCGCATGTAAATACCAAGCTGCCGGCAAAGTTCCGTGCTACGGACAGTCATTTCCCGGTCGCGCGCCCGCGCCCCAAGCGCGCCAATCATAAGTGGCTTAGTAACGCTGCTAGTAAGCCAGCCCAACTTCAATTCAATCGTGTCGGTCGCCCGGTCGCGCTGCCGCCGGTGATACATGCGCGGATAACGCAGCCGCTTCAGGGCAGCAACCGTCGTGTGACCGTGGTTATTGACCTCAACGCCAACCCAGGGATAGCCGTACAATCGACCAATGCCACAGACGAGCAATCCAAGTTCGTCTGGATCGACGTGGCCAACCCATTCGCCAACTTGGCACATGTCCGAACGACGCCAAACGGTAATGTAACTAAGGTCGCCATGCGCCAAACCCTCCGCCACGTCCACCGCAATCAAATAATCCCGCCACGACTCCTTCTCGGTCGGCAATTGCCAGAAGGCAAAACCGCGACCAGAGGAAGGAACAATCGTTATCTTGTCGTCATCATACAAACCGCCATTCCAGCCGGCGAACTTTGGCCATTTAATGTCACGCCAGCCAACCGGCTCCTTAACGCAATTAGTGCGCTGCCACTGAACCTCGCGCTGATCGAACACCGGAGAACCGGAGGTAAGAAACGCCTCATCGGGGCAAGAGGGATTATCTTGGCGGAAGAGACGATCATCCCCCATGTAATCGTTACGGATCACCCAACGCCGCCACATCAATTGCTCGTCGGTGAGCGTATACCGGGCCGCAAGCGCCTCCTCTTCATCAGTCCGCTTGAAGTCGGGCGTCAAGGCCATCTGGTATTCAGGGTGTTGGTGCCAGGCTACAAAGAAGGGCAGGAAGTCACTTTCGCCAGTAACGGCTCGCACCCAGTCAAGGTGGAACTCATTACCGATCCCATTCGCGGTGGACTCTTCGTAAACCTCGGTCCCAACGGACTTAGGCACCGACGCCAGGGTTGCACCCATTGCCTCTTTGGCATCACCGCCATAAAATCCGGCCTCCGAAAAATGGACGAATTGCACCGTAGAAGATCGAGCGCCGGCCACGTTCCGGGCCGTCTCGATTTCGATTGCCGACCCGCAAGGCTGCACAAACCGCAACTCGCGCCTGTTAGAATACTCTGAGGCCGGCTTATCCTCGGTCGGCATGTTGTCATAAAACCGGCGGCTCATGTCAAACACGCGCTGGGCGGCATCAACCTCATGGGCAATCACACGAGCATTCTGATTGGCCACATTGACCAGGCGTTCGAAAATAAAACCACCAATTGCGGTGGAAAAACCAATCTGGCGCGCTTTCAGAATGATGATCCGAACAAGACGGCCCTCTTTACGAAGCCGACGCACCAGGGCGTACAATCGCCGCTGTTGCGTATTAAGGCGGAAAGGAAGGATCGTGCCAGCCTTATTCTTAATCCACAGCCTGGACTCGATCCAGGCCAAAGGTTCGACGCGGGCCAGTTCGCGCAATTGCCGCTGTGTTTTTTCAGTCGCTTCCATCAAACCCCTCGGCCGTCACGCACACCAGATTCGCACACTCAAGGGGCCGGCCGGTCAGGTCCACAATCATCGGGCAACCGCACTCGCCGCAAAGAGGCCAGTCCATATCGGCCAGGGGGCCAAAAGCGTCATCATCGTCCAGAAAGTCAGACAGGGCCTCAACACCACACTCGGTGCCAAGATAACAAATAAAGGCGTTTCCAGCCTCGCGGCGGCCCTCAAGACGGCCCTTCTCGAAAACACCAGCCTTATCATTCGCCACTTCCGCCTCCCGCCGCCAGTCGCCGCAACTCAGCATCCGACAGGCTCTTGTCTTGTTCAAGCATTCCAACCACGTCGCCAACGTCCTGCGCGATCTGGCCAAGCATTTGCTTCAACTCGATCTCAGAGGCAACCTGGCCGTTCCGTACCGTTACATTCGTCTCGGTCTCGACCTTGGCCGGAGCATATTCGCCTCGCATCTTCAGGAGCATATCCAGATAGCGCCGCCGACACTCGTGGTCCGGCCCCTTGCGCTCGTCCTGAACCACCCCGTCCTTGTCCGAGAAGTATTCGACGGAGCACGCCTCAAGGCCCTCTTCAAACTTCTCAACCAGCTTATTAGTAGAAAGACCACGCTTCTCCAACTCCTGCAACAAAGCGCCCTCAAGTTTGCGGCGCAGGTTGTACCCATTCTGACGAGGATAAATGGTCTTTTCCTCGCCATACGCCTTGATGTACGCCTCGCCGGGGGGAAAGCCCTCCATGATCGCCTGCAAAAATATGCGTTCAGGAACGGTAACTACGCGATCCCCGATCTTGTGGGTATCCGAAACGGCCGCCCAAGCCTCATTCGGATTCAGGCGACCAGCAACCTTCTTGGCCGTAGGCTGGGGTTGATCGATACGACCGGTATGAAGATTGTTCACGCCGGGAATGAACGCGCCAGGGACAACCTCATCAGCCATGATCCACCGCCTCAAAGACAAGTTCGCCAGACAGCAACCCAAACACCACCTTGAAGTGCCAATCGTCAGTAGACGAATCGTGCCACCAATCGCAGTAGACCGACGGCACTAAGTCCAGACCAAATCCGCGCCAAATAGCGGAGATAGTCAAAGAGGTGCCACGAAAGACGCGCAGTGTGCGCTCAATGAAGTGCATTCAGACGCTCCCAAAGGAACAAACAAACGACAAGCCCGAGGGCGAACCCCACCAAAACCCCGGCCACAGCCAGGTTTCGCCCCCGGACCCGTCGCAAGGGGGAACTAGACATTCGCCGTGGCTTGCGGAGCCGGGTCAACAGCAACCGGCAGATCGTTCGGCGCGGCCTCGACGGTTGCGGTAGCATCAGCCGCCGTCGCAGCCAGACCCCCTATGAGAGCGGCGACCGCCGGAGCAGCGACGACCGGGACAGGGAACGTCACCGTGGCCAGTGAGCGGACGATAGCCAGGAACATCACATCGCCAGCATCCTGCGTAACCGGCTGGGCACTGGGGTTGGCAAGATAGGACGTAACGAGATCGCACTCGACGCGCCGGACCCCGGCCGTCTGCCGACTCCATGACCGCACGCGCTGCCCGAGGCCGCGCAGCAGCGCCCGATTCGCCTCATGACACACACGAGCAATTGCCTTCACATTCGCCGGAAACCGATTCGCCATCTTTTGCCTCCCTTATGACGCCACACGCCAGACTCAGAGCCGCGTTCACCGCTTTATTCGCCTCCGGCGACCCGCAGCCACAATCTGAGTCAACTTTTCCACACCATCCCGGCCGATCCGGGCACCTGCACACCACATTCAACCGTACCGCAGTCTCAACCGCCCACCTGGCCACCAAGTCCGGCGCAAATCCGTACTCAACCTCAAATTCGCGCACGACTAGCCGCTTCAAACGGGCAGCTACTGCAATCGCGGCCGGCGACCTTGCAACTGGCGATAACACATGCGCACGCAACTTCGCCGTCAGACACAGGGACCGGATCAGCGCCGCCCGCAATCGCTTTGTGTCCGTCGATTCGCCTGGCATTCTCGCTCCTCTTCCAGAAGTCCCAGCCGGCATCCCACTTCGCTTGATCTTTCGGACGCTGCCAACTACCCTTTGCCATCGCAATCTCCTCTAGGCGAACAAATGCGGCATTCTTTTTATGTTTTGCGCGATCAACCCTTCGCGACACTTTTCGCAACGATGACGCTCAAAGGGACGACCAGTGCGTTTTTGCTCGAAATAGCATTTACAGTCAACGCAAACGCGAAAGATCGGGGCGATTTCCTCAAATTGGTTGTTAAACCGAGTCATTTGTTGCTCCATTGACTACACTGATATGTTACCACAGACAAAATGAGGCGCAACACCCCATAGAGGACAGCAAATCGCCCCGCTACGTAATCCCTCTTCATCAAAGGGGGGGGCTATAGGGAAATTCTATAGAGATGGTAGGTAGGTAGGGTAGGTAGGCTACCTACCCTACCTACCTACCACTTGTATAGGATTCTCGTGTAGGGGAAAGAAGCCGAAGTGGCGTTTTGTAGCTTAGGCTGGCACCAAAACAGACACACGGACAGAATAGGGTCGGTTGGGGGAGAGGTTGGGGAGTTTCCTACTGTGTGTGCGCTGGGGGATGTACCCACCGGGGGTACGGCTCGCGTGACCGGCGGTTCGTTGCCCCGCCGGCCACCGTTCCGTGCCAGCACACAGGGCAATTGCACAACAGTCGCAATCGTTCCGGGACGGGTCTCGCGTGCGGGAGAGGGGGAAGGAGAAAAAGCGAAAAACGGGTCTTTCTTCCCACTTCGACCCCGTTTCTGTGTCCAGTGGGTAGTTCTTTCCCACTGGGAGAAGAAGCGACCAACCCCCGCAATCTTCGTTCAATCGCAGGGCGAAGCAAAGAAAAAGAAACGGCAGGCGGGCAGTAGAACAGCAACAACGCCCGCCCAAAAGAAGAAGGAAAAACAGATCGGCCGAAGCGGCCGCCCTGCGGGAGCACTAGCTGCTGCGACACTAACATCCGTCGCAGCACTAACCTGGAGGAATTAGCTCCACTTCGGTCGCCCAGACTCTTTTTTCTACCGCCGCGTCTGTTGTAGTCCGCTCTGCTGAGCGGCCATTGCCACGGCTGCGGCGGCTCGCAAACCAAAGGTGTCGTGAGCACGGCCGCACGCCGCAGAATCGCGTGGCGACTCTGCGACGGCGTCCACTCCACTTTGGTTTACTCGGCCAGTCAGTACGCTTGTAATGCACGAGTCCTAGGCCGTAGCAGACGCAAGGGGTTTTTAGTGTCCACCAACCTGAAAAATCTCCACCTTGACTAAAAATCGGGGTCGCATACTGCCGCGACCTACTGCCCCGCTTTTTAGTCAAGGTAGTATTTTTCAGACAGCCGTTGGTGAACACTAAAAATTTCGGACGCAGGCGTCCGAAACAAGCCCCCTGCGTCACGGCCGGTGAAGGTGCGTTACAAGCGTACTGACAAGAAGCAGAATCTCTGCTTCGGTACGTTTGGACAAAACGCAAGGAGTCTCACAATGGCAACGCTCAAGACGACGGTGGTGAATCTCAAATGCGAACAGTACGACGTGCGTATCGACAGGCAGACCGTGTTCGGCAATCCGTTCCATATCTCCGCATCCTGCAATCGCGAGCAGTCCATCGAGCAGTACCGTGTCTACTTCCTCAAACGCGTAGCAAATGACGCAGAGTTTCGCAACGCTGTCCTCGCCCTGCGGGGTAAGCGTCTCGGTTGCTGGTGCAAGCCGGCCGCGTGTCACGGTGACGTGATCGCCCAGTGGGTGGACAGTTACGAGACGCCGCCGACGCTCGATGACGGGGCTACCGACGATTGCTCCGCCTGCGGATGCCACCCGCACGGTTGCGACGCCTGCGGTTGCGACGCTCGCGAAGAGACCACCCTCGACTGTGACACCGAGACGGGCGAACACGCACCGTTCTAACACAACGGCCCCTCATTCATTCAACACTCTATAGCTTCGCTGTGTTTTTGTTCTTTATTTCCAGTCAAGGTGTCTATCTAATCACAGGAGATCGCAAATGACCACGCAAGCCGAAAGCACCAGCCACACCGACACGCAGAGCCAGGCCAGCACCCCGCCGACGCAAGTCACGCGGCAGTTCGTCGTCCGTATGCAGATCAACGCCTTGCCCCGCGACCTTGGGGCCATCGCCCGTTCCGCCGCCGCGTACCCGCACAAGCTCCCGGCCATCTTCGCCCAGTACAAAGCGAGCATTCGCCAGGTGGACACGTTCGTCAAGTTCGCCACCACCGTCGCCGGCAAGAGCCACACCGTCATCCACAACGACGCTATCCCCGAATGTCCCATCGCCAGGAGCTTCGCCACCAAGGGGGTCAGCCAGGGGGTCACTCGCCTGCCTGTCCCGCTCCCTAAGGGCGACGTTCGCTGCACTCGTACCCTCACCCTCCGCATCGAATACTTTGACACGCTCGACAATCTGGACGACATGCTCACCGACATCGGCCAGAGCTTCGCCACTGTGTTCAAGAAGGGTCGCATTCGCAAGATTCAGTCCGACATGCTGTTCAACCTCGAATACGACGCAACCGGCAAGGGCACCGGCCACCGGGCTTGGAGCAAATTCAACACGAACGCCGGCCTGCCGATGGACGCCGTTCAGCAGGCCATGTGGGAGAACCGCAACCAGGACCGCTAGCATTCGTCGCACTCCCACCACTCACTAACCATACCAATACCAAATCCAATAGGGCGGGGCGGCGGAGAGCCGTTCCGCCCTCAATACCAGGAGAACACGCTCATGTCCAAGAACAACGCTCGGTACGCTCAATTCGCAATGGCCCTTGCCGAAGGGAACGCAACCCTCGAAACCGCCGTCATCCAGTCCGAACAGGGCCACACCGCGAAACACTGTCACAAATGCCTCCACAAAGACTGGGATCGCCAGCTTGACCACGGCGTTGACGACGCGAATCACCCTTGCCGCAATTGCGTGCCGCAAGAGGACGACCTCCCGACCAATTTCCTCCGCAAGGACTTCGAGAATCTCATGGATTCGGACACCCTGGCGTGTGAGGCCGCCAGCCCCGAACACACGTTCTACCCCCTGAACAAGACCGCCGTTTGCACATATTGCCGCCGACCCGACCGAGCGGAGTACGGCTGGCGTCGCACCGAAGGCGGATCGCGTGTCTGCCCGGTCTGCATCGCCAAGTTCGAGGACGCCGCCGCTCGCCGCCATCGCGACGCGGAGATCGCCAGTTGCCTCAATTGCGAGTATCAGCGATGTGCCACTTGCACCATGCTCACCGACACCGAGCAGTTGTTTGTCATCCAAGAGCCGACCACCGCCGGCGTCGAATTCGCTCGCACTTGCAGGTGTTACGCCCGCATCAGCGACGCCACGCCCGACCACGACTTGACCGACGACGTTGAAGGTGATCTCGACCCGACCGTCGTCGGCCACTTGCTCTGTCACCTGACTCCCAAATCGTAGCTTCTCCTGCGTTCGCCGGTCGGTCGCCGCCCTTGAGCAAGGCGAGCGGCCGGCCGGCCCTTTTTTTCAGAACACCCGCAACGGCCCCAACAGCAAGAGTTCGCCACTAGGGCCTCGCTTGGGGTGTTGCCGCGTTTGCTTTATTTTTTGTACTCTATGCACGACTGCTATCAGTCGAACGGATGGCGACCGAATCGCCCAGATATAAGGAGAGTCACAAATGAAATACGCGGACCTCGTCAAGGGGATGCTCGTCAAGATTGTCGGTAACACCTCGTCCCACTGCTACCAGATGGGCGACACTGTCAAGGTCACGAACTACGCCCCCAACGGCCAGGTGATTGACGTGGTTGACCTGACCGGATGCAACGCCGGCGGCTACTTCGTCCACGCCAGCGACATCGAACCCGCCGAGCCGGTCAAGCAGTTGACCGACACCGAGAAGTTCAAGCAGCGCCTCGACAAACTCAAGGCCGACGCCGCCGAGTGCCAGGCGAAGATCAACTTCATCGCCACCTCCGGCAATCCGGTGTTCAGCGCCGAAGAGTACCGCTGCTACCAGGGCCTCCGGGTCGTGAAGGGCGCGGGCGACGACTACGCCAAGGCCAAGGCCCTCGCCGCGCTGTTCCAGAAGTAAGCCGCGCAGGACCCGCCCGGTACCCTGATACAGCCTACTCATGGTGTGGCCAGGGCCGGGCGGTATCCATTACGATTGCATCGGATTTTCCCCGAGTGGGGTGTTGCAAGTACTCCACGATTTTCGTATTATCGCATTTGTTGTACCGGGCGCGACGCACGAACGACACCAAAGACTACCCCCCCCCCCCTCTTCCCCGACTGAACGCACCAGACCAACCGAAAGGACACGAATATGTCCCTGCTCGACGTATGCGCACCGCCGCCCGACGCCTGCCCCGTCTGCCACGTCGCCTGCACCTGCCCGGACGCCAAGCCAGGTGACGCCTGCAAATGCGGCCACGAAGCCTGCATCCACCATCCGCTCGCCGTCGTCGATGTTACCCGGATGTGTACGCTGCAGGGCCAGATCGCCGACCTCCTCGGCCGCCCACTCGACATCTACGTCACCTCCAAGCTGAAGCACGCCCCGCTTTGGCGAGCCCTCCGCCGGAGGGGCCTGAATATCCGGGCCACGTGGATCGACTTGCCGAATTCCGTGCCCCAGGACGAGTACGCCCCAATGTGGCGGCAATTCCTCACCGACATCAGCTACTCCCATTTGCTTATCGCCTACTACCAGCCCGGCGAGATCGCCAAGGGCGGCTTGATCGAAATCGGCGCAGCCCTCATGGACAACTGCGAGGTCTACCTGATCGGCGACACGTCCAGCTTCCAGGTCGGCGACGAGAGCGACGCCAGTTTCACCGGACTCCGCCACTTCCACCGTGCCGGCACCATCAACGAGATTCTCGCCAACTTCCTCGGTTTGCTGCAGCAAGACGCCGCGCACCCAGCGTAACACCAGTTCAGGGGGCCACACACCGGGGATGGAGTCGGAACGGATGACTCGCGTATTAAACGAGACCAGGCTGCTACCGAGAACCGAACGCATCAACCTCTACGCCAAGAGGATTGAGCAACATTGCGACGTGATGACCGGTCGCCCGCTCACTCCCGAGGAACTCGCCACATTCGCCGAGGACACTCTCACTAACGAACCGATCCGCGCCTACACCAAGCGGACCATCGGGGAGAGCGAAATCGCGACCTTCGCGGTACTTTACAATCAAGGCCAGCCACGCGCAGTCATTTGCGACCGTATGCACATCACCACCACCCGCTACAAATACGTTATGCGGTGGGCCGAGAGCGCCGGACAACTGATAATCAAACCAGCCATGCGCCGATCATCCGCCCACCGTCTCGGCTCGCACCTTTGGCAAGCGGACACTTCGCCCGGCGCTACTCCGGTGCCAGCAGCCTCGCTACCATTCGTACGCCGCCGACCACCAGCACAAGGAGAGTTGCCATGCCTCGCCAAGTAAACCGCGATGCCCTCGCACGCCTTCGCGCATCCTTTGCTATCTCCCTACACCGTCACAACGGCGAGAACGGCACCGAACTCGCGGCAGCCCTCTCCCTCGACGACCTTCAGGTCCTCTCCGACGCCTTGGATACCGGCACCACCGAAGCAGAGCCGAGCGACGGGCCAACCAACGCCGAACGCGCCGACCGAGGCGGTAGAGTCATGGGCCACTACCTCGCGCTCTCTAATTCGGACCCCACCACCGACCCTGAGGACCTTCTCGCCGACCTGATTACCGACATCGTCCACTGGCTGCGGTCGATTGGCTCAAACCACCCAGTCGCGACCACCGTTGCCTGTGCCCGCGACGCGACCCACCGCTATTACAAGGATACGGCCAAGTGAAAACCATCCCCGTTACCTTCATCGACGGCAACCACGCCGAGACAATCCACGTCGAACGCGGAACCAGCCTGTCTGACTTCGCAACCTCGGCACCGATCACGAGAGGACCGGCACGGCACATGGCTGTTGCCCGCCGCAATATCACCGGCGCGTACCGCCTGCAGAAGGGCGACCGCATCTTTATTATCGATCAGTAGTGGGGTGTTGCACACGCATTTGCTTTACCTAAAATGCACTCCTCAGCAAACGTAGTAACCGACTCGGCGATCGTCGCCGAAAGCAGTATCTTCCATCCACCTTTTGTAAAGGAGCACCAGTATGCCGCAGGTCACTTTCGTCAGCAACGTGGGCGCGGGTTCGGCCGGCAAGGTCGAGATCAAGTCGGGCCAGACGCTGCAGTCGTTCTTCGCCGCGAAGATGCGCGGCAAGGACATGAGCAACTTCAACATCCGCGTCAACCAGAAGAAGGCCGGGCCGGACACCATCCTGAAGCACAACGACATCGTCAGCATCACACCGACAAAGATCGACGCGGGCCGCTAGTACCAGTCGTAGCCAGGTCGTAGGGCAGGGGGTCTCGCGGAGACCCAAATTGAGGTCACGCACCCCCTGCCCTTTTTCTGTCTCTTCGCTTGCCCCAGGCTCTTTTCGCGGGTACCGGTATCCCCAGCGAACGGCACTGCCGGGGCGAGCGAAGATGCAGACCACCGACCCAGGAGTCACCAAATGAGCATGACCCAGCAGCAAGTCAGGCGGCTGTACGCCTACATAGCCACGAACGCCAACACAAACGTCCAGGACCGCAACCTCGCCGAAGCTAACCGGCAGTTTCAGAGACTCAAGCGGACCGCTACGAGCCTCTTCAATTGCGCCGAACGCCTGCTGGCCAAGCCAAAACTCAACAGCCGAGCCAGTCGCTACTTGGCCGAGCACTACCCGCAAGAGGCCGTCCAAGACATCTACCAAATCTCCGCGCGCCTACGCGAGTCATTCGCGCGTCTCGCTCTCGCCGATGGCAGGCCCGAAGTAATCACCTTTGACCCCCGCACCGTATTTACGGGCCTGATTGCCCTCAACGAGCAATTCGACCCG